CAACAATGCGAGAAGGCAATGAAGACAACAAGCCTCATTTGTGCGTGCCGACGTTGGACGGCAATGCTCACGTAATTCCAACGGAAGTGTTTGACAAGATCATTTCTGGTGAGATGAAGATCACCGACATGGATGATTGGGAAATCATCACTCGGACAGCCTTTTCGGAATGGCTGCGAGGATTGGAAACGGCAGCAAAAACACGAGTTTACAAGGCTGCCGTTGATCACATCGCGGATACGATGGCTGCCGGGGCATGGCAAGACGGGCCCGCTCCGAAAGACGGCTCTTGGATTTTGGGACTCTTCTACGGACTACCTTATGTTGTCTGTTATGACTCATGGGAGATTAGTGAAGAAGGCGGTCCAAAAGAGACAGAAGAAGGATGGTGCTTAGCTGGACAAGATATGCATCCAATGGATCAAGACGAGCCCGAAAAGTGGGCCCGAATCATCCACCCAAACCGACACATGCCGGCGTCATGGGACGGGCCCGGAGACTAACGTTAGGAAATGTACATTTGGGAAGCCGTCCGGTTCGCTATGGCCCAGGCAGTCGCCAAGGACGCTGAGGAACTGGCGCGGTACGTGTCCGCGACCCAGCCGGTCATCGCCCAGATTACCGGAGCCAAGAAATAACAGAGGACGAATCATGCAACGGGATTTCACAGGACTGCCGACAGCCTACGAAAGAGTCTACAGAACGGCCATGAAAGGCAAGAGCCGCCTGGCGGCTGTCAAGGCGTTTTGTCTGGAATGCTGTGGCTGGGAACGAGAGCAAGTGCACGACTGCACGGACACCGGATGCCCGTTATGGCCGTACCGCCCGTTCAGACGGATCACACGACATGAATAGATGGCGGTTTATCGCACAGATATGGCACCTGGGGCCGACGATCTCGGCAAACTGGACCCACGGCCCATGTGGACCTGACATAACGCCTTAACGGCAACCAAACATGGCTTTATCGCGATCACCGCCGGCCTCCATGCCGACGGAAGTGTCTCTGCCCGGTGGGGCAGGTCGTCGGCTAACGGGGCACCCGGCAACCTGGACAGGAGGGGGCCGCTGGAAACAGCCCCTTGGGTGCCCCGATACCCCAAATTAACATATTGGCGACAAAAAGGCAAGGAGATTTCCCTTGCGGGGATAAATTTGGGTGTGTAGAGTATGGCTACTGCCGAGTTTGACGACAAGTGAATACCTAACAAATCACGGGGCCGCATGTCAAGTTTCTCACTTGTCTGGCTCGGCAGGCCCGGCCCCATCTTTTTTCCCTTGCGCCAGGGAGGGCAGTGATGTATCGGATCGTTGATTGGGATGAGCGATACGAGGTGGACACGAAGGGGCGAGACTGGAAACCAGGGGCCCCTAAGTGGTCTGGACCACTGCGCTTTATCCGCCTCAAGGTCAACGGCGCCAAGCTCGGCAGAGGCTACCGGCGGCTCCAAAAAATTGCCCAGATTGACGCTTTCCAAACTTTCGGAATCTTCTGCAAGCTGCTGGAACTGGCTGGAGATTCCGACCGCGACGGTAGGAATTTAATTCCAGACGCCGAGGAACTCGCAGAGATATTGGATGGTCCATTAGACCAGATACAGAAAGGACTTACAAATCTTCTGGCCGTCGGTTGGATCGAAGAGCTTCCGAATGTTCGGAAACTTTCCGAAAGTTCGGCCCAACATAACATAACAGAACATAACAAAACAAAACGAAAACGCTTTCATATGGAAAGCGTAGGAGATTCCAATGGTCAGGCAGACCCCGAACCGCAGAACGAATACGAACGCGCCCTCTGGAGGATTCGACATGGGAGCGTTCTCGGTGCCGGACAGCCTCCACGACGAGGCGGCGGTACTGGCCTCGATGGTGATGCAGCCGAAGGTGATCCCGGAAGTCGTGGAGATACTACCGAGCGAGACGTACCTGACCGAGTTGAGGCATCGGCTGCTCTGGCGGATGATCATGCGGCTGGACCGGGATAACGCCGGGCAGGGCATCGACGGGCTGCTGCTGCGCGACGAGATCGAGACCTGCAAGGAGTTCGGCGACAACGGACTGGATTACCTGCGAGAGATTCTGAACGCCGTGCCGACGACCGCCAATGCCGTCTGGTATGCCCGCAAGGTGCGCGAGAAGGCGTTCCGGCGCGGTCTGATCGTCGCCGGTCAGCGGCTAGTGGAGCTGGCCGCCGAGCCCGGCGATATGCCCACCCTGCTGGACGAGGCGGAAACCGCTCTGGCGCAGGCCGGTGCCCTGGCGGTCGTGGCTGAGCCTGTGGTGGACGCCATGACGGCCCTGAAGCGCGCCTATGAGCGCATCGAGACCAAACCATCGCCCAAGGTTATTGTGCCATACGAATCACTGGCTGAGGTCATGCCCGGATTTACGCCGGGGCAAATGGTGGTCATAGCGGCGCGGCCGATGCAGGGCAAGACCGCGCTGGCCTTGTCGCTTCTGGCAAGGAATTTCGCCAAAGACCCTGACTTCGGTGCCATGTTTGTCAGTCTCGAAATGGACGAGATCGACCTGGGGATGCGACTGATGAGCCAAGCGTCGCGCATCCCCTATACGACCCTGGCGCGCAGCGGCGCGGTCCTGAGCCCCGACGAGTGGCGCCGTCTCAACGACGCCAATAGTGTGATAGCCGGGTGGAATTTCCTGAGCGCCAGCCACATCCCACCCCAGCCGGCGGCCATTCGGCACGCCGTGCGCCGGGTCCACCGCCGTAGGCCGCTGAACGTGGTCGTGGTCGATTACTTGCAGCGGCTCTACCTGCCAGCGGCGAAATCGAATCGGAACGACGAAATCACAGCCATTAGCAACGCCATGAAGAATCTGGCGATGGAACTGGATATTCCCGTTATCGTGTTGAGTCAGTTGAGCCGGGCCCCCGATGCCCGCGACGACCACCGACCGCGGCTGAGTGACTGTCGCGATTCCGGTACGATCGAACAGGACGCTGACGCCATTTGGCTGTTGTACCGCGCCGATTGCTACGAGCCGGACCCCGGCCGTCACACACACGACGCCGAGGTACACATCGGCAAGCAGCGCAACGGGCCCACCGGGACCGCTCACCTTCGTTTTTGCCCGGACGTTATGAGTTTCGAGAACCCTTGTTCGGAGATGTTGGCATGAGTCAGACGGAACTAATCACCGTGACCTGCAACCGCTGTCGTAAGACTCATCGCGTGAGCCGGACGGACATGCTGGGCTGGAAAACTATAACCTTTGTGGGCCTCCAGACTCGCCTGCTGTGCCCGGACTGTCAGACTCAGGTGGTGATGGACATCGACGGTTATCGTCGCAGGTGTGAACAGGGATGAACCGATGAGACGACAAGTGCGAAATCTGGTTGAGCAGCTTGCCCAGGCCGTTGATCTGCCGGGTCCGGTTTACGAGATTGGCAGCTTTCAGGTGCCCGGCCAGGAGTCGATAGCGGACCTGCGCTCGCTATTCCCCGGCCGTCGCTACGTCGGCGTCGATATGCGGGCCGGTCGCGGGGTGGATGTCGTGGCCGACATCGAGGCGGCCCGATTCGATGAGCAGGCGGGCACGATTCTCTGTCTGGATACGCTGGAGCACGTGCGCCGGCCCGAACGCGCCTGCCGGCAGATGGCGCGGCTGCTGGCCCCACACGGGCTGGCCCTGTGCGTCACGGTCATGCGTTTTCCCATCCACGAGTACCCCGAGGATTACTGGCGCGTCACGCCGGCGGGGTTGCGCCAATGGCTGGAGGTCTTTCCGTGGGCGGTGACGTGGGGCGCGGGCGACGCAAACCATCCGCACACCGTCGTCGGCCTGGCCGGGGGCAACGGCGGCATGCCGAGTCTGCGGGCGTGCGAGATTATCTCCGCGTGGAGTCGGGACTCGCGGCCGGGTCCGCGCTCTCGACTGGTTCATGCCTGGCGCGAGCTGACGGGGCGGTGATGCGGCGGTCGCGGTCGCCCTCTTCCATGACGGCGATCATCACACGGCAGAAAGACCACACTACCCAGGCCACACCGATAGCGGCGAATACGTGTTCGATCATGGTTGATCTCCTTCATTGCGCGTGTCGTCGATATAGCACGCCCGCGCTGTTTCCAGTTTCGTGCGGTGTGTGATCTTGGCGTAAATCTTCGTGGTGTCGATGCTGGCGTGACCCAGGAATTCGCTGACTTGGGCGATATCGCCTGTAATAGACAACATGTGGGTCGCCGCGCTGTGTCTAATGCGATGCGGCCACACATGCGGCAGGCCGGCCCGGCGGCAGGTCTGGGACACGATTCGCCATACGTCGCTGCGCAGTAGGCGCCTCCGCGTGCGCAGGGATCGCAGCATCGGCTCATCCGGCCCGGCGCCAATAAACCAGTTGGTCGTGTAGGATTCCACTAACTCCGCGACCGGGTCCGCCAAGCCGATGTAGCGCTCTTTGTCGCCCTTGCCATGCCGGACGGTCAAAACATGATCGTCTCCCAGGTCGCCGACGTTCAGCGCGCACAGTTCCGAGCATCGCAGGCCGGAGAACAGCAGCAGTTCAATGACGACGCGCCGCGTCTCAGCGTAGTATCGCTGGTTCGGGCTGCGGGGTGTGGCTGAAGCCCGCTCGCGCACGTAGGCCAGTAGTTGCTTGAGTTGGTTATCAGTGAGATACTTCGGTAGTTTGCGGGTCATGGTTCAATCCTCTTTCTCGGCCAGATCGATAGCGGCGCGGAGCCTGTTGATAGCCATGCCGCATGACACACGGTCGTCCGGGTCGATAAGCCGCTCACAGCATTCTGCGTTGAATTCGTTCTGAGTCATGGTCCTACTCCTATCTGAAGTTTCGTTTTCCGGCCCGTCGCCAGACTCTATATATAATAGTAGTTGAGATGCATGATATGCAACACTATTCTGCTGATAATGCGTGCAGTACAGCTAATAGTGCGTGCAACGTGTTGGCAGAGCACGAGTTACGGCACGCAAGAAACATGCAAAAAGGCGGCGAAAAGGCGAAAAATAGGTGCATGAGGCACGGATTGGACACTTGGTTATAAGACACATTGAGGGTTGCCCAGAGTCACAAATGCAAAAAAACAGGGCAAAAACGCTTGACAAAGGCGAACGCCGGCAATAAACTATCCGGCATGGCAATCGAGTATGACAATATGACATCTTGGGCGGGACGGCAACTCGATTGCCAAATCGCTGTCCCGTTGTTCATCCAGCCGGGCCCACAAAGCCCGGCTTTATCTTTGAGCCTATGAGACATGTGACCGTCAGAATCAGCAGAATGCACGAAGCGACGCCGGCAACCACCCGGCCGGACGTCAGACGCGGCGAGTATCTCGAAACAGTGCGCCGCGAATATGACCTGCGGCTGAAACGACAAGGGCAGGAACGGATCAAAAACAAGTGCGAGCAAGAGCGATTCTGTCCCGATGCCACCCAGTGCGACAAACTCTTCCACATCGAGCCTGTCCCGCCGCAAGAACCATGCACCGTAAACCCCAAACACAAAGGCCACAAAGTCGGCCTCGTAGATAACCAGACCCAGCAAAAAACCGTCTACTGCCAACACTGCTGGGCCGAGATGCGAGCACAACTCAAGTCATTGCCGAAACCGGCAGGGCGCCGCCAGACGCGTCAGAAGGGACGAAAGACCGCTATCAGCAACCGTCAGCTTGCCAAAGCCAACGGTCCCGAAGTCCGGCACCAAATCACGCGCAAGCCAGAGACGCAGGGCTCGATCACCGGCGTCTCGCCCGATCAACGGATAGGCACGTTGCCACCAACCGGGTTAGCCACGTAGGGAACCGCGAAGCCCTGGAGGCGTGTCAAACAGACGCGGGCCGTAAACAGCGCGATAGCCTGTTTGGTAAAATAGGCAACGCTTGTCACTGCGGCGGGCGGGGGGCGACTGCGCGATAACCAAGACCGAACGAAATCAGATTTCCCTTGACGTCTTCTCTACCGTGGCCCACACTACTCCCGTATCCTATAGCTGCTATGCCTCAAGGCAGGCCAAGTCAGAAATCAAGGCAACGCCAGGTAGGGATGAGGCAGGTAGAGGCAAGCGAGTGATTTAGCAAGATGCGCACAGTTTAGCAGGATAGTGCTAAAGTTCGGGCAGGGCTAAGGTTATGATCGAGTCAGGATTGTGCTCAAGCCATACCAGATGTTGTGGTCTGCTGCCGGCAGGGTGCCGGTTGGCTTTCAAGAGAGCACGCGGTGCAACAGTGTTAGCAACAGTGATGCAGATAGCCATAGGGGTCCCAGGCCGGGTCCCATGACCGGGGGAATTCGCGGGCGGGCGTTACACCGTATGCCCCTACTTTTCCCCGCGAGTGACATTTGGCGTGTCGGCCCGATTCTTCGGTAGTGCTGGTTATGGTTTTTGACGGCTTTGGTATCACTTTGCGGGCGCGCGCAAGGTGATGTTTATTGGAGAATGGGAGGCAGTATGCGTCGCAGTTACACGGAGCGGGTTCGGTCGATAGCGAAGCGGGCTGGGGTGACCCAGGTGGTGGCGTGGCGGGTTTACCGGGCGGTAGCGGAAGAGATTGTGGTATCGTTACGTCGGGGCGGGGTGGTGGATTTGCCGGGTTTGGGTCGTTTTCGGTCATGGTGGGACGAGCCGAGGCAGTGTCGATGTTTTGGGAAGGACTATCAGGTTGGCAGGAAGTTGCGTGTGAAGTTCAAGGCGGGTCGGTATTTGCGGAGTTAGGTTGGGTAGATGGCGGCGCATCCGAATCAGTTGCGGTTTTTGGCATTGTCGCTGGAGGCGTCTGAGGGGATCACGTTTGAGGAGGCGGCGGCTCGGGTGGGTTATCGGGTTCCGGAGGGCAAGGCGTCGGAGCGTCATTCGGTTTCGTTATTGGATGGGAGGGTGGCCTCGAATCGTCTTCGGGGTCGGGCGAGGAAGGCGGCGGGCGTGAAGGTGAAGAAGGCGAAGGCGGCGGCGAAGGCACGTCGTCAGGTTGAGCGTCGGGCGTTGGCGTCGGTTCAGATGGCCCAGTACAATCGGGAGCACAATCACGAGCGGGCACGGAATACGAAGGGTACTCCTTTGAGTGAGGCGGCGGCGGCGAAGTTGAAGGTGACTCAGCAGAAGGGGATTGAGGCTCGTCGGGCTCGTTCGAAGTTGGGTGAGCGGCTGTTGCCGGGCGCGAAGGCGACGGACGAGCAGATATGGTCCTGGCTCCAGAAGGCGAACATCATGGACTTTGCGAGGTTCATGGGCTATACGTTTGAGGGTCGGCCGGGCCAGGAGTTGGCGTTGCGGCTATTGCACGGTCTGCCGTTGCCGGAGGGCAGGGTCAAGGCGTATGTCCGGGTCCCGTGCGACGGATTTGTGCTGGAGCCGTGGGAGGGGACGTGGCTGGAGTATTACACGTTATTGACGGGCAATGCGACGATCTGGGAGGAGGGCGAGGAGCCGACGGAGGCTCGGATTTGCGTGGGGGCGCGGGGCGGTAAGAGTACGATTACGGCGTTGGAGGCGTTGTATCAGGTAACGCGGGACAAGTGGAAGGCGTATTTGGGCAAGCATCCACGGGCGTATGCGTGCATTCTGGCCACGAGTTTGCAGCAGGCTCGGGACGTGATTCAGGATGCGGCCTGGTCGATGATTGAGGGCAGTAAGCTGGAGCGTTTCGTGGAGAGTCACACGAAGTTGCGGATCATGTTCACGAACGGTCTGGGCGTGCGGTCGTGGCCGTGCAATGCGAAGGCCCCGCGTGGCTCTCCGTACTTTTTGACGATCTACGACGAATATGCGTGGTTTTTCGCGGAGGGTGGCAAGAGCGATAGGGACATCCACGCGGCGGTGGACCCGCGTCGTGCTCAGTTTCCTTTCGCTAAGCACGTGGAGATTACGACGCCGGCGGCGAAGCAGGGTCGGTTCTACGACAATTTCGTCAAGGGCTTCCGTCAGCATAGGACCTTGACGGTCAAGGCTCCGACGTGGACGTTCCGGCCGGAGTTGCACGAACTGGATAGGGAGTTCTTCGCATTGAAGTTCGCCGAGGACCCGTTCAACGCCAATCGCGAGTACGGGGCCGAGTTCGACGACAACATTCAGCGGTTCCTGCCGGAAGAGGAGACGTGTCAGGCCTTGAATCTGCCGGGCGACGTGCCGCCCTCTCCTTACGTGCGGTATTTCGCGGGCATCGACGCCAGTGGTCTGACGGGCAATGACCGGTTCGGGTTTGCGATCTGCGGTCGGGATTTGGACAGGGGCCGGTACATCGTACCGCTCGTGAGGTCGTGGACGGACAAGGTGCCTGAGCCGATTGTTGCGGAGGTCAGGACGTTGTGTGAGTCGTATGGCGTCCGGCAGGTCTTTACGGACCAGTACGCTCGGGGCTGGGTCCATGCGGCCTTGCGGGCGGCGGGTCTGGAGCCGATCGTCTGTCCTACCCCGTCGGTGGTATGGACGAATCTGCGGAAGCTGGTGGTGGGTCGTCAACTCGACATGCCGGACAATGGTGAGTTGCGCAGCGGTCTCGTAAGGACTCAGGGCGCTTATAGCGGGTCGAATCGCGTAACGATTTCGCATCCCCGCGATCGGGGCGGCCACGCCGACGTGGCCGAGGGGGTGGCCAAGGCGGTGTACGGGGCGTCTCAGGAGGTGTACTGGGGTGCGCATGGTACGCCGGCGGAAGAGGGGGCCGAGGCGGCGGCGGTCGCGGCGGAAGAGAGCTACGATCCCTTGACATATGGAAGGGTGTGAATGGGTATGGAAAAGGTCGCGTAGATTTTTCTATAAGTTTTTCTTGACACAGTAGAAGTTCTACTTATAGTCTTGCCCTCGTAGTCGTTCTTACGATGAAAGGAGTCCGACGATGGACAAGTTGAACGTACAGGAAGTCGCCCGCCAGATTCTCGCCTATTACTCCCGCAATCGCCGCAAGGGCCACACGCGGGCCGTGGTCCAGGACGCCCGTTCGACCCGAGCGATCGTGATCGTGGCCGAGGACGTCAAGGACAAGCCGCTGCGAATGGTGCGGAAGAACCACGTTCTGACGCTGGCGCAGGTGCAGGGCAAGGCGCTGGAGGATGCCAAGTTGCAGGGCTTCCCGCTGGTGCTGGACAACAGCGCGACGCAAGTACTGCTGAGCGGATTGATGGACCAAACCAAGTCGGTCGAGAAGCCGGTCAAGGTGGACAAGGCGGACAAGCCGGTCAAGGCGGTGAAAGTGTGATTGCCATACCCTCACAGTTCATGCAGACGAACAGGGTCCTGCCCCGCGGTACGGGGGTGGTCTTTCCCTGGGGCTGTCGGGGCGAGGACGTGCGTATTCACCTGATGACGGACAGTGACGCGAAGGCCGCCGCCTGCGGTGAGCGACTGCACGAGTGGGGACTGCCGCAATTGCACGCGGTGCGGATCGTGGGTTCTCAGATGCGTGGTATCGTCGTTGTCAATCCCTGGCAGCCGCGAGGGCCGGACGGCACGCCTCGCCCGGTGCGTTTCGGGGGCGATGTCATAGTCCTGGAGACGCAGGTCCCGGAGAACGTCGTGCGGTTCGCGCGCTGGCTGGTGGAGCGGCTCGCCGCGCAGGAGCGGGCGCAAGCCGTGGCCGACGCCAAGAAGCCGCCGAGTCTGAGCGCTCTGGCGGACGCCGGTGAGATCGAAACCTTCGACGCAGGGTAGGAGTATGGCGATGGATCGGATATGGTTCCGTATGTGCTGGGCGCGGATGGAACGGGACACGAAAGTCTCGGACGTCAGCCCGTCGCACGTTTACTGGGAGATTATGGGTCGTTTACCGGGATTCGATGTCCCGTTAGGGAAGCGTCTTTCGCAGCCTTTCGGTAAGACTTCCCGCCATTGAAAAAGAGAATGCGAATTCAGTGGACTGAGGCGGATATGGATAGACGCGAATTCATCGGTGGGTGTCTCGGTGCGGTGGCGACGCTCGTCTCCGGGTCTTGTCTGGGACCATGCTCTGGCATTCTAAGCGTTGATCCAGGCCCCTTGAAAGGAACGGGCGCGAACCCATACTCGTGGGGAGCAATCCTCGCTCGTTACAACAACCCAATGGCGAATCCTTACCGGGAGATTGATGTCATGGTCGAGCATCGCCAGGCTTTCCTGGACGCCCCGGTCCGTGAGGTTTAGGGCATTACCGTGGACACAGGTCGCGAACAGCACCTTTTTCGATAGCGTGTGAAATGAAAAACGACGTACTCGTTACCAATCTATTGAATCGTCAGTTGCGTCTGGAGCAGGTACGGGCCGGGTTCGAGGACGAGATGGACCTGGCCTTCAGGTACGTCAACCCGCGCCGTTACCGCACGGGCGGCGTCCAGGGCGCGCAGCGAAAGACGAAGATGTACGACGGCGTCGCCCAAGACGCCTTTTTCGATTGGGTGGCGGGCATGGAGGGTTGGGGGGTCTCCGAGAACCTCGACTGGCATCGGGCGGCGATCAGTACGCCCAAATTGCGGGACTCCGACTCCGTGCAGCGCTGGCTGGATGAATATACCGAGCAGATGGCGTGGGAGTTCCAGACGGGCAATCTGTACGAGTGTATGCCCGAATACTATCAGGACGCCGGCAGCGGCGGTACGGCCGTGACCTTGACGGAGGAATCGCACGATCTGAGTCGTTGCGTGCATCGCGTACCCCATCCGGGCACGTACTGGATCGCCGAGAACGACGAGCACGAGATCGACATCTATCACGAACTGACGACGATGACGTGCCGGCAGGCGGTGGAGAAGTTCGGCGGCGCCGACGACACGCTGCCCAAACTCATTCGCGACTGGTCCGTCGATCCCCAGGGCTCGTTGTGGGAGTGCGACTTCCTGACCTGCATCTGCCCGGCCGACGATAAGGCGATCTTCGAGCGGAATGTCACGGTAGGGCGCAAGCCGTATGCGGCTGTGACGGTCCTTTACCGGGTCTCGGCCGGCAGCGGCGTCCCGTCCGACGGGGTCTTGACGGATATAGCGGCCGGCGATCGTCTCGTTCGAGTGCAGGGCTACGATTACTTCCCGGCCACGGTGTGGCGTTTCCGGCGCAATAGCGACGAAATCTACGGGTTCAGTCCGGCGATGGATGTGATGAGCGTGATCGAGGCGGCCCAGCAGCACGCCTACAACCTGATGAATATGGGCAATTTCGCCGCCCGGCCCATGATGGCCGTGCCGGACGACAAGCGTTCGAGTTTCCGTTACCTGCCGGGCGAGCGCTTCAAGTACGCCGACGAGAAGCGTATTCCCATGCCGATCCCGATGGGGGGCGAGTATCCTATCGCCGTGGACCGGGAGAACAAGATTCACGACCTCATTCGCAAGCGATACGGCTATCACGTGTGGAATATGCTGCCCCTATTGCAGCAGAAGAAGGAGCGCGTCCAGGCGACGGAGGTCCTGGAGGGTCGGGCGGACCAGGCCCGTCTGTTGGTGGGCCAGTTCAACAACTTCTGGCGGGGCGGGATGCGTCCGACCTATAACAACGTGGCGCAGATCGCGGCGCGGGCGGGCCGATTGCCGGCGGCCCCGAACGTCTTGCAGGAGTATCGCGGCCGGGACATAGTGATTCCTATGTTCGTGGGTCCGCTGTCGGTATTGCAGTTGCAGACGGCGTCGCTGGGAAGGCTGAGAGGTGGACTGAGTCTGCTGGGCGATGTGGCTGAGATTCTCGGTAGGCACGTGGGGGCGGAAGAGGCGGCGAAAATCTATGCGCGGGTGCGCCTGCCGGACCTGGCCGAGTACATCTGCGACCATTCCTTCTTCCCGCAGCAGTTGATGAACGACGATGAGACGACGGCCGCGATCATTGCAGCGCGGGAGCAGCGGGCGGCGGCCTTGCAGGAGGCGATGGCGGCGCAGAAACTGGCGGCGGCGGCCGGTCAGATGGGTAAGCCCGTGGACGAATCGAGTCTTTTGGCGAGGGTAGGATGATGCCGGGAGAAATCCATTATCGCACGGAAGCATGTTATCGTTGCCACGGCGCCGGCGTAGTGACAATGGAGACAGACTCTGATGAAGAGCGTGTCTCGTGCTGCCCTCATTGCCACGGGAAGGGCACGGAGGTGGTTCCCTACAAATCCGTAAAGGAAATGGATTGCATCGAAGGCACGTGTAAGGATTATGCGTGGATAAGTCATATCGAGGTGACTTGATGCCGAATGAAATGATTGCGTTGATATCGTTGGGAGGCACGCCTTTTATCATATTGCATCCGGAACGAATCATGGCGATTGAAGAAAGTGCTGATTCTTGGACGGGCGAATCTTCCGGCGAAAGCATCAAGCCGGTGAGTATATTGTACTTTGACAATCTTACGGCTGGGATACCCGTGCGAGGTTCGGCGTGGGATATTCTCAAGCTATTACAGAGGGGCCGAGGGCAGGCTGATGCCGAAGAATTCACGCGTTCACAAGATGTATGAAGCCCTGCTGCGGCGGGGCAAGAGCAAGGCGAGTGCGGCCCGCATCGCACAGAGCCGCACCGGGCAGGCCCTGGCGACGGGCCGGGCGACGAAGAAGCACCACAAATGAAAGGGCTGACGATGAAAAAGGTCATGGTATTGATGTTGGGCCTGATCCTGCTATTGACCGGCATGTGGGCGACGGCCAAGGAGGCTCCGAAAGCGCCGGCGTCTACACTGATGAGTTGCTACCTGGCGCCGTCTCCGGAGTTCCTGGAGGAACACAAGAACGAGCCGGTAGAGCGGGTGTATCAGGCCTGGACGGCGAAGGTCTTGGTAGCGGCGTTGACGCAGCAGCAGGGTCGGTTACAGGCGTTGGAGGCTCAGCATCCGCAGGGCACGAACGCGGCTTCGGTCCCGGTAGAGCATAACGAGGTGAATCCATGAGACGAGCGTTGTGGTTGAATGGGATATTGGCGGCGGAACTGGCCCTGTCGTGGTGTTTGGTTGTGGCGTTGGTTCGGCCCTGGACGGAGAAGGTACTGCTGGCGGCGGTGACGCGGCAGGCGTTGGATGAGGGCTGCACTGAGATCGAGATAGCCGTTCCCGGTGATTCGGTCGATATCGACTTTGGTGATGATGACGACGTGGATTTCATTCTATCGGATGAGAATGATACTCCGTGGCTTAAGCTCACTGACGAGCCGAATGATGCGAACACCTGGAGCTATAACCTGACGGTTTTGGGCGTGCGGACTCGATCTGAGGCGATTCGTGCCCTTTGCGAGTCCGGGGCTGTGTGTGAGGTGATGGGTCACTGCTGGCGGGACGGTCGGCCGGGCGAGGGCTTCAGTGAGGATGACGGCACCTATTTCAGCTACACCGATTACCATCCGGGAGTGAGCTTTCAGACATGCCGGATTTGCGGCAAGACCGAGACGCGGAGATGGACGGACTGGGATTAGCGATGAGCATAACCATCGAACAGCTTCAATCGATCAAGCGGAACCGCCGGGTGTATTTCGAATCGGGCGAGGGCCGTCAGGTCTTGCGCGAGACGCTGGAAAGTTTCGGCCTGTTCGCCGACTGGACGGACTGGAAGACCATACTGGACCGGCCGGAGCAGAATCTGCGGCTGATGATAGAGGGCCTGCTGCTCCTGCGGTCGTTGGGAGTTCTGGTCCCGGAGAATTTCGATCATACCATCGAGGCGCTGGCCTCGGTGCCACTACCAACGGATATTGTCAGGAGTGATACGCATGGCAGTACGGGCTGAAATGTCGCGGGCGCTGGCTGAGAGACGCGCCCAGAAAGTGCCGGTGAAAATCTTCAAGCACCTCCGATCGTTGACGACGCGATTGGCGGCCGCCGAGGACGTACACCAGAACCCCAAAAACGCGAACAGTCCCGTCATTCGGGTGGTCAGCGTACTGTATCTTACCTGCCGCATGGCGGGTATGAGCGATCCGATCGAGAAGCGTCTGGAAATCGAAGTTCCGCCCGACGCCTCCGGGTCCGACGAGCTACAGAAAATGCTCGTCGGGGCGCTGGCGCACGGTCTGACGCAGATCACAACCGACTACGACGCGGCGATGAAGGCCAAGGGCAAGGAGGACAATCATGCCGGTTGATTGGATCAACGACGATGGCACGTTTACACCCGGTTTCGAGCAGCATCTGGATGAGGACGTGCGCGAATACGCCAAGGACGCCAAGAATCTCAACGCCCTGCTCAAGCGCGGACTGGAGAGTAAGCGCAGTCTGCACGACCGCGTGAAACTGCCCACGGACCCGAGCGAGCGAGAGAAATTCCTGAACGAACACTTCACAGACGTACTGGAGGCCAGGACGAAGGCCAAGGCGGCCGCTGACGAGGCGGCCCAGGCCAAGAGTAAGGAGGACAAGACCAAGGCCGACGCCGAAGCGCTGCAAAAGGCGCAACAGCGCGTGACCGACCTGCTGGGCCCGGACCCGCAGCGACAGATGGAACTCGTGCGCCGGGCCTTTCGCGGCCGGTTCTGTCCCCAGTGGATCAAGGACGGGATCGCTCAGGTGGTTGGCGTGGAGTTCGAGAAGATCACGGACGAGCAATTCACGGCCGTCGTCAAGAACGATCCGGCCGTAGTGCAGACGCTGATGATTATCGGGGACATGGCCCAGGACGGACGGGTTATTTCCGGCGACGGCAAGACGGGCAGCGAGAAGGTCGAGGAGCAGTACCCGTCGTATCCGTACGACCCGGAAGTCTACGCCAAGAGCAATCCGGGCGACGAAGAGTACCCGATGAAGCTCTGGTTCATCAATCGCGGCGCCGAATATGAGGGCGACCATTACTTAGGAGGCTATGGGATTGCCAAGCCGGCGTAAGGCCGGAGTGTCATAGAATCTCGGATTCCCCTGTTGTCAGGGCCTGAGTGCTCACCCGCCAAAGTAGCGGGCGCGACCCAGCGTGATGGCAGTGGGCCTGTCAGCCATTGACGGATTCCCCACGACGAACGAACACGATGTTCAGAATGGTAATAAGGAGTCCACAAAATGGCTGGAAATTCAATGAACCAGTGGTCGTGGAGTGAAATTCTCGCTCGCTACGACAAGACCATGACGACGCTCCGCCGGGAGGTCAACGTCCTGGTCGAGCGTCACCCGATTCTCATGGACGCCCCGGTCCGTGAGGCCGAGAGCATCAACGGGGAAGAATTCGACATCACCACGTCACTACCGCAGCCCTACCTGCTCAGTCGGGGCGAGGGCCGCGCCGCCACCAAGGGCCAAGTCCAGCACGGCAGCGAGAGCATGGCCTGGTTCGGCAACCAACTCCGCGTCAATAAGGAGTACATGACGAGCCAGCCGCAGCCGGCCGCCTGGTTGCAGAACGAGGAAATGAAGTACCTCGAAGGCATGAATCAGGCGTATGCCGAAATGCTGTTCTACGGCGATTCCTCGACCGAGCCCAAAGAGTTCGACGGCCTGGATGTGCGGTATGGTGCGATCGCCGACTACAGCGTCTTCGACAACGGGGCGTCTACGGCGTCCTCTCTGACGGACATCTGGCTGATCCAATGGGACCAGTACGATTGTTGCATGATCTACCCCAAGGGTGAGCGGGGCGGCATTCAGCGGACCCCCCTGCCGGACGCGCCCCTGGCGACGCAGACGGACTCGGACAATGCCGTGCCCGACGAACAGAAGAAGATCGCCGACTTCATGCGGGTGAACTTCGACTGGAAGGGCGGCCTGTGCCTGAAGGACCCGCGTCGGATCAAACGCATCACGAACATTCACACGGACAACGACGATGCCAATGCCTTCGACATCCGCATTTTCCGGCAGGCCAAGAATGCGTTCGCGGGCAAGACGTTCGGCACGATCTACGCCTATCTGCACTCTGATCTGTTCACGCAGATCGAGAACGCGGTGGACGAGAAGGTGAATATCCACTATCCGCCCAACCAGCCGTTCGCGACGCCCCAGGCGTACATCGGCCAGATACCTTTGCGTCCCGATGATCGCATCTTGCTGACCAACAGCCAGATGACGTAACCACGGCATGAGGGCTTTGAGCCCAAGGAGACAACCATGATTCTTGATAGTAAATGGAACTTTGAGTTGGACTGGGACATGCCTGACAATACGAAAGACGTCTGCGACGGCTACATTGATTGGCAGGCAGGCAAAAACAAGGATTGGATCAATACGTCCATTCCCCTTTGGGTCATTGTCACCTGCGACACGGTCCCGAGCGCCGGCACGTCGCTTCAAGTGCTGTTCTACCAACACTCGGGCACGACCCTGACCGACGGCGATCTGCTGCTGAGCGGGCGCGTCATCGCGCGGGCCGATCTGTCGGCCGATCCGGCCGATCCGGGCCACTGGCTGTTCTGCGTACCGCTGATGAGTTGTTTGTGCAGCGTACAGGCAGCCGATCGGGACCGCTACTGCGGCCCTGTCCTCTCGGCGTCCGGAACTTTGACGGCCGGCGTGTGCAATGCTTTCCTGTGGCTGGGCGCCAATCCGCCCGTCCCAGTAGCGCGTCCGGACATTGTCGGCGGCTCGAACATCGTAATGCCGTCGTAATATGAATCCATCAGCCCGTACAGGTGCAGGCGGCGGCGCGTGGCCGCCGTCCTGCCCTGTGGTGGCAGTAAGGATAAGGAGTCAATTATGAAACGCACGATTTTGGCGGCGGCTATCCTGCTGCTCATTGCCGGGACACTCTACGCCGCCTTCACTACTTCAGCGGAAAATTTCGCTTGGAACAGTACGCGACTCTTCCAGCGCAACGGCCAGTTCGATCTGTGGTCGAGCGAGGTGGAAGGCTACCTCAGCGGTACGGACGCTGCACCCGGCGTCTATGCGGACACCGTGCGCCTAACCGTCAGCGACGCTCTCCAGGCCCATACCAAGGGTCTGATGTGGTACAGCGACGCCAACGAGGCCATCGAGTATTGGAACGGCTCGGCCATCGTCACGATGACCAGCGGCTCCGGCGACAATACGCTCGACGACGCCTACGATCAGGGCGGGGCCGGGGCCGGCAAAACGATTACGGCCGATACGGGCGCCGTGACGATTACGAACACCGACGCCGACGCCGCTTTCGTTTTGGCCCTGACACCCACTCCGGGCAGCAGCGCCGCCCTGGGCGGACTGTCGGTTACGGTGGGGGCCAACTCCACTCAGGACGCCATTCAGATCGTCAATAGCGGTACGGGTGACGATATCCAGGCGGGGGCCGGAGCGTTCACCGTCTCGAAGGCCGGGGCCGTCGTGGCCGCTACGGTGACGACGACTTCGACTGTTACGGCTACGGCTGGTCTGGTCCTCCAGAACGGCGGCACACTGACGAATAGCACCGACAGCGAGTTCACCTTTACCGACGCGGCCGAAGACCTGACCCTGGATATGGACTCGGCCACGAACGTCGTGGGACTCAAGAGTACTACGGGTATTACCGGCCTGGCGCTGGGTGCCGTGGACGACCTGACCGGGGTGGGCAGTATCGCGTTCGACGCGGCGGCCGCCTCCATTTCGACGGCGACGACCGGGGCCGCGCAGGACTTGACTATCCAGGTGACGGGCTCGACGGACAGTTCGATCAAACTGGTCTCGTCCGGTACGGGCGCCGACGCCATCAGTCTGACTACCAGTGCCGGCGGTATCGACGTGACCGTAGCCGGCGCGGCGGCGGGCGAAGACCTCGACCTGACGGCCAGTACGTCTATCAATATCGTCGCCAGTGAATCGAGCGCCGACGACGCAATCGTCATCTCGGCCGCCGGGGCCGGCAGCGGTATCCAGATCACCTCCCTGGCCGATATCGACATCACTACGACCGGGGCGGCGGGCGAGGACATTACGATCGACAATGACGGCGGCTCGATCAATATCGTGGCCGACGAGGCCCAGGCCGATTCGATCGTTATCGACGCCGAGAACGCCGCTGGCGGGATTACCGTCGATTTCGGGACGGGCAATATGGTCGTGACCGGGACGGGCGCTTCGGCCGACTTCACCCTGGACTGCGACTTGTTCAGTATCGACGGCACGGGCGCCTCCAATGTGACCGTAACGGGCGGGGCCGGTGAAGACCTGACGATCGCCCAGGCCGGCACGGCCGATTGCAGTCTGATCCTCAGTTCGGGCGGCAACGGGGCGGACGCGATCAGTCTCATCGCCACGTCGGGCACGCTCAAGGCGGCCGCCGATCTGATCGATATCGATAGCACCGGCAATCTCAGCTTGACCGTCACGTCGAGCGGGGCCGGCGAAGACCTGCTCTTGACCCAGGTCGGGGACAACGATTCGAGTATCACTCTCGAAGCGGCCGGGACGGGGGCCGACGCCATCGGTATCAACGCCAGCGGTACGGGCGGCGGCATCTCCATAGATACGGACAACGGGGCGATCAGTATCGTCGCCGACGGCGCAGCCAACGGCGATATCACGATCGACGCCGAGGACAAGATCGTCATCGTCTCGACGGACGCCGACGGGACGGACAGTATCTATATCCACGCCAACGGCGGGACGGCGGAAGTCATCAAGATTCACGCCGATCAGGGCACGGGCGCCGGGGCCATTCTGCTCCAGGCGGAGGCGGGCGGCATTACCTTGTCCTCCAGTACCGGCCTGACGACCAGCGATCCGATCATCGGCGACGGCACCGCCGCTATATACGGATTCCTCAAGGTCGTCGAGAACAATTCCGAACCCCCGACGATCGGTGTGGCCGAGAGCGGTTACGTGATTACGAACGCCGGATCGGACGGGGCCGACGCCTTTACGCTGCCGGATGCGGCGGCGGGCCTCACTTACACGTTCGTCGTCATGGCGGCCCAGGAGTTGCGTGTCACGCCGGCCGCCGGCGACAAGATCGTTTACGGCTCGACGGTAATGGACGCGGCTGAATACTACGTGGCCGACGCCATCGGTGAATCGTTGACGATCGTGGCCGTGGATGCCACCAACTGGGTGGTGATATCGTCCACGGGCACCTGGACGGAAGAGATTCCGTAACACACAGTCGTTACGCCGGGGGCTCGGCTCGGACCGGGCCTCCGGCGGACGTTTTTGTATGAGGTGACACGATGCGATTGACAAAGACGACGATTACCAAGACCTGGATCACCGGTGCGGGCCACGCAGCCGAGACGCAGGTCATCGGCGGGGTGAGTGGCAAGCTCGTAGGGGTGCGGATGTGGGTCTCCGAAGTCACCGGCGACCCTGACGTCACCGTGACGATCACCGACGAGGCCGATCTGACGCTCTTCTCTTCCGGGGCGAAAAACGACGCGACTAACTATCGCTTCGGCACGGAAAGCGAAAAGGCCACACAGGACGCCGACTTCGATCCCACGTACTTCGTGAACGAGGCCCTTACGGTCAGTATCGACCCGTCCGCAGACGCGGGCGGCACGGCCCAGACGTTGACCGTGATCGTGGACGTTTACATCCTTCAATACGATTAAGGTGCGGCCATGAGTCAGACGCTTCTCGACAGCGAACAGGACGCCTACGATCTGCAAGCCTCATCGCAGACCGTACTGGAATACACCCAGGACTCGTCTGTCCCGACTACGTGCAAGGTCAAGCTGGCCGTCGGCGACGACGACAATCCACTGGACGGGACGGGCGGCGAGTTCACCGTCGTCGTTACAGTGGACGGCGTGAACCTCTACGGCTATCCGTTGACGCTGACGATTGCGGCCAGTACGGAACAGATCGTGTGGGAATCGGAGCCGTTCACGGCCGACGAGGGCGCTGAGATCGCCGTGACCTTACTGAGTCCCAATGCGGCCGACAGTGACGTGGGGGTCTACGCCTATCTGTACGGCCAGGATGTCTCAGCCACCTACGAAGACCTGTCCGACCACAACGCCAATGCCGTGAAAATCTGCAATATGGCGCTGGGCCAACTGGGTGAGCTTTCCGGGTCGCGCCGCCTGACGAACTTTACGCGGACGGCGGCGGGCGACAGTCCCATTCTCAATGCCTGCCTGGACTTTTACGAAGCGGCCAAGAAGTTGACCCTCACCGTGCGGCACTGGCCGTTCGCCTTGAAGACGAAGGCCTTGACCGTATCCGACAACGCCCCCTTCCTGGAGAACAAGTGGACCTACAAGTACGCGCGGCCGGCGGACTGCCTGCTGCTGCTGAAAGTGATCGACGACGGGGGTACGGAATACGCATGGGAGCGCATGGCCGAAGAGCGGTCGGGTACGATCTATAACGACGACTACATCTTCACAGACCTCGAAGACGCGATCGGTCTGTACCTGTTCAATGTGGGCGAAGAGCGCTATCCGCCCGGTATTGACGTCCTGCACTCGCTGTACCTGGCCGAGATGATCGCCATGACGGTCACGGAGAAGGAACGAACCAGCGTTCTCATGCTCCAGAAATTGGAACAGCGTAAGAACGCCTTGATCGCCCTGGCCGAATCCGAAGCGTATATCGCCGAAGAGGGCGGCCGCTACGATGTGACGGAGGTGTTCTGATGATTTGGGCCGTACAGCAGGCGGGCAGCTTCAGTGTGACCAGTGACAACGCCTCGTCGCCCTGGTACGACGGCGCGGCCCAGACGGCGATGGCAACGATACCGCAGAGCGGCGATACCATTACGAACGCGGGGGCCTTCACCTTGACGTATGACATGGACGCCACCGGCCGGCCTCCGGACCCGGACCAGTACCTGATTATCGCCGGTGAAGTCACCCCCAGGCGGCGATATGGACCGCCGGTGTAGGAAGAACTATGGACTTAGTAGTCAATAGCGGTGTTGCCGGCGAACTGTCGCCCAAGATGAAAGGGCGCAGCGATCTGCCGGAATACCATCAGGGATGCTCCGAACTGACGAACGTCGTGGTCGAGCCCGGCGGCGGCATGATGCGCCGACCGGGTTTCGAGTTCATCGCGGCCGCCTACAGTTCGACCTACTACAGTCGCCTGATCGCCTTCGTCAAAGGCAAAGATCGCTACATCCTCGAATTCAGCGAAAAGAAAATGCGCGTCTTCAAGGACGGCGAGATCGTAATGAACGGCGGCAGCCCCTATGCCCTGACGACGGTATACTCGAATACCAGCGCCTGGCGGCAGGTGCGATCTCTGCAATTCGGACCGGGCGGTCGGGAGATATACCATCCGTTCTACTATCCCTACACACTGGTCTGTGATGACGACGACGATTGGTCGATCACATCGGAACCTGCCGCGACACGGCGATATGGACCGTATCAAGACGAGAACAAGGACCAGACATTGACGATCAAGCCGTCTGGAGTGATCGGAGAAATCTCCTTGACCGTTACCGACTCCGACGGAACGGACGGGGTGTTCGATACCGATCACGTCGGGGCGCCGATCTATCTGGTACACGATATCGACGAGCAGACGGTGGCGGCCACGCTCTACGATACGGCTACCAGCAGCAGCCTGTCTCTGTTCGGGGAATGGAAGTTGACGCTGAGCGGACGCTGGGCGGCAAGGGTCCAGTGGCAGCGGAGTACCGACGACGGCTCGACGTGGAAGACGGTGCGCGAGTACTATCGCAAGACGCCCGGCTCCGCCACTATCGAGGACAAGGGAGAGGAAACGGAATTGAATGTCCTGTACCGTCTGGTCGTGACCTGGATCGGCACGCCGGACCCGCCGGACAACTTTCTGGAGAAACTCTTCAATACCTATGACTACCTCAAATATGAGATCAAGGTTCAGTACGGCTCCCAGATCGGTGTCGCCGTCATTAAAGGCGTGACTACCTCGAAATTGGCCACGGCCACTGTGGCCTTGACGTTGGGAGGCACGACGGGAACGTACAAGTGGGCCTTGGGGGCCTGGAACGGAGTGGACGGATACCCGGGCTGCGGCACGGTCCACGACGGTCGGATATTCTGTGCCGGGGGCTCCGGCGCCGATCCCTACGCCTGGCACCTGCGGCCCCTGACGCTATGGGCGGGCAAGCCCTTCCTGCGGCTCTCCGACGAGCGCTGTTTCGATGTGGGTACGACGGTGGAAGACGATGATGCGATCGCCCGCACTATCGACCGGCCCAACTGCCATGAAATCCGCTGGCTCTCATCGCAATGGCCCCTACTCATCGGCTGCGACGGCGCCATTCTCAAGGCCGTCGGAGCTGGGGAAGATCAGCCTATCACTCCCTTGAACTGCAATTTCATTCCTCAGAACGGTGTGGGCGCCGCCGCGATTCAGCCGGTGGATATCGCCGGACGGCTGGCCTACGTGGGCCGGACGGGCAAATCGGTGTACGAACTGCAATACAGCGACGACAAGAAGCAGTACAGTCCACTGGAATTGACGCGGTATCGCGAACACATCTGCGGGGCGGGCATTGTGGAGTGGGCCGTTCAGCAGCAGCCGTACCAGATCGTATGGGCGGTCACGGAGGACGGCGACCTGATCGGCCTGACGCGCTATCAGCAGAGTGAAGAGCATGACTCCGTCATTGCCTGGCACCGGCACACGACGGACGGCGTGTTCGAGAGCGTGGCCGTTCTGCCCGGTGATGCGGGCGAGGAAGACGAAGTATGGGTCGTCGTGGCCCGGACCGTCGATGGGGCCACCTATCGCACGGTCGAACGCATGAAGCCTTTCGACTGGGGCACGGAACAGCGGGACGCCTTCTTCGTGGACTCCGGTACGACCTGGGACGGGGGAGCGGCGGTAACGATTACAGACGTCAGTATCGACGGCGGGACGGGCAAGGTCACAGTCACGGCGGCCGCCCACGGCTTTTCGGACGGCTATAAGGTCAAGATCACCGGCGTCGTCGGTACGACGGACCTCAACGGTCGGGTCTATACCGTGTCCGACAAGGAGACGAATACCTTCATCCTGAAGACTCGAAGCGGCTCGGCCTATATCGACGGGAGCGCGTTCGGCGATTACACGTCCGGCGGGTCCGTGGAACGTGTCATCAATACCGTAACCGGTTTGACCCAGTTGGCGGGCGAAACCGTTTCCGTCCTCCTCGACGGCCAGCCCGCCACTGGTACGGTCAATAGCTCCGGGGTCTATACGATAGGCAGCTCCGACCGTCATTACTACAATACGATTCACATCGGCCGGGACTACGACTGGGCGATCAGTCCGATGCGGCCGGAAGTGCGCACGGTGAACGGTTCGATCCAGGCCGTCAAACGCAAGATCGTGACGTGCATGTTGCGGTTGTACCGTAGCGCCGGGGGTCAGGTCGGAGCGGAGGCCGAGGGGGCGGGCGCTATCAATTACGCCAAGCGCGGCGATGTCGCCAATGCGCCGATCGAGCTTGTCAGTGAGGACGTCATGGTGGACTTCTCCGGCGGTTGGGACCGCCGGGGCGATCTGTGGGTCGGAGGAGACGGGCCGTTGCCCTTCCACTTGAGCGCTATTTTCTTTGGGATGGAGGCGTAGCATGGCCCAGCCTTATGGTCCACAGCCCTTTTCTTTGTCGGACCCGTCCTTGCGGGTAGGCGACGGCTTGTCTCTGACTCCGCCCGATCTATTCTCCGGGTGGCTGGGCTCGGTCTCACGCGGGCTGACGATGGCCAGTGGGATACTCGGAGGCGTGCAGAGCTTCCAGGCGTCCGGCGGTCTGAAGGATCAGGCCCGTCAGTACGAGCAGCGGGCGGCGCAGGTGCTGGAGGAAGGGTTCCAGTCGGGGATGGATATCGACCGCGAAGGCAAACGCTTTCTCGGCTCGATGACGGCGGCGTTCGGTAAGAGCGGCTCTCTACTGGAGGGTTCTCCGCTGTTGGCGCTCGTCGATACGGAAGAGGCCATTCAGAAAGACGTGGAACGGGCGATTCAGCAAGGTCGCATCGAGCAGGCGGCCTACCTGGAGTATGCCCGGCAGTTGCGCAAGGCGGCCAGGAAGAAGAGGTTGGGCGGGGTCCTTCAAATCGGCGCCGTCGCGGCGGCTCCGTTCACGGGCGGCGCCAGTCTCGGTTTGACGGCGGCCCAATGGGGATAAACGATGGCAATAGTGACTCCATATAGCCAACAGCAACGGCCGGCGGGTCCGGCGCGACTCATGCCGCCTGGCCCGGTCTACGACGACGCCCTGGGCCTATTGCAGCGCATGACGGCCTCGGCGGCCGGGGCGATCGATGAGAATCAGCGGCAGGTGAAACTGGCCGGGCAGGCCAGTGCCGCCAACTGGCAGGCCGCCCAATTCTCGCTGGGCCTGGAGGACACGTTACAGCGGGCCCAGGATTTGAAGGTGGGGCCGGAGGGCCGGCAGCGATGGGCCACGCCGGACGAGCAGGAAGGGTTCTTTCGTCAGCAAGCGCAGGGCCTGGTAGACAAACTGTCGGACATCCCAGGCGCCGACCCGGAAGTATCGACCCAGTTGCGCAACTCCCTGGTGAATGAGACGGCCTCGGCCGTCTTGCGCTTGAGACAGGTGCAGCGCAAGCGACAGCTTGAACAGATCGAGGACGAGACGAACCGGACGTTGGAGGCGGCCTATCAGACGGGCAGTCTGCCCCTGGTGACGGAAGCATTGAACGATCAGGTCCACTATGGCGTCATTACGGACGCCAAGCGGAAGGAGATTCTGGAAGGGTTCGAGGCCGAAGTCGAATTGAATCAATCCCTCGCTCAACTCCATCGTGACCCGGAAACGGTCGTGCAACGGATGGGCACGTTACTGGATCGGGGGGACTTGACCGAAAAGCAGCGCAATCGCGGCTTGAACCTGCTGGCGCGAGCCCAGGCATCGACCCAGGCGATGAAGAATGAGATTCTACTGAGGCAGGCCGAGGCGCGTCGGGCGCTGGTAGGCAAACTGGCCGACGCGCTCGATGAGAATAACCCGAAGATGGGTGAGGCCATCGAAGCCAACGACTTGCTGACGGATGAAGAAAAGAAGCAATGGACGTCGCGCATGGTCGCTCGTCGCACGACGACGGAGACCGATTACAGCGCCTACGCCAAGCTCCAAGGCGAAATGCTGGATGCCGTATCCGGGCAGGGAGATCGGAGTCTGGAGGACTTCCGCAACGAACTGCTCAAGGCCCGGTACGACGACCAGAAAGTTTCGCAGGCGGATTATGACAATGTGCGGTCCTGGTCCGATCTCGACCCTGTCCAGGCGGCCTCGGTGCAAGGGGCCCGTCGCACGGCGGCGGGGCTATTGGCGGCCTGGTTGCCCGAGTGGCTGACGGGCGGCGCTCGCAAGAAACTGGCGACGATTACAGACCATCTGGTGCGTGTGGCCCGCAGTGATCGCGGGGCGTCCATGTCTCCGAAAGACTTCGACCTACTGGCTCGGCAGATGTTCTCTCAGGCCACGAGCCCGCCCGTAGACGTGATGCAGCGGGCCTACGAAGAGGCCACGGGCATTTCTCCACGTCCGATAGTGCATACGATGTTCTCAGGGCAAGAACAACTGCCGGATATCGAACGGCAGCCGCAAACGGTGCAGGAGTTCACCGAGTCCGTGCGGGCATTGAATGACCGAGACCCCGTCAAGGCCCGCGCCTACTACGAGCGATGGAAGGATGAATTCTGATGCCGGTTGCCAGCTTCGAGGACATTACGAAACCCAAGACCAAGGTCCCTTCCTTCGAGGAATTGACGCGGCCGGTGTTGGGTCCACCCGATATGCGCACGGCCTTGGAGCAGGGCGAGGCGGCCTGGAAACTGAACGAGGATTTGGGTATCGCTCTGGAGGACGCCGACGACATCGTCCGGGCGGCATACGAGACCTCCGACCCACGGGCCCGGTTGCAGATCGAGACGGACCGCAGGAGGTATCAGGGCTTCTTCGATGAGTTGGGCAAGGGCTTGGAACGCGGTGGGGAACGCGGGATATCCGGCGTTATGGGGACAGGCGCCGCACTATTGAGGTACTTGGCGGGTAACGTGCCGGAGTCCGAGAAGAATACGATGCTGACCTTGCCTGCCGGCGTCTCGGAAAACATCGCTCAGTCTCTTTACGAAGACGCCCAGAGATGGTCGGTACAACCGGGCGAAGGCGGTGGCATCAAGGGCTTTGTGGCAGCTACGCTGGGAGATACTTTGCCGCTGTTCGCTTCGGCTACGGTGGCAACGGTGGCGGCCGGTCCGGCCGGTGCCTGGACCGTGACGGCCATGTCGGAAGGCGACAATGCCTATCGGCAGGCCGTTGCAGATGGAGCGTCGCCGGAACAGGCCGAACTGACCCGTGTCGTAGTGGGCAGCGTCAACGGCGTCATCGAAATGGCCCAGGTGGGCCACGTACTGCGATTGGGAAAGAGGGCCACAGACCAGACGGCCAAGCGTTTCGCCCGTGAGGTTTCCGAGTCGGCCTTGAAACGCATCGCCCAACGAGGCGGACGGATCACGGTCGATGTCGTCAAGTCCGCTGTCCAGGAGGGCTTTGAAGAGGTGGCCCAGGGCTGGGTCGGGGACGGTTCGGCCACGCTCATCTACGGCAAAGACTTCAACCTGCAACAGCGACTGGAGGCCAGTAAGCAGGAGTTCGTCGGGGGTGCCACGGCGGGCATTCTCCTGGGCGGCGGGTCGCTGCTCCTGAATGGGGCCCTGGCGCAAGCCACCAAGCCAGCCGAGGGCGGACAGGTGCAAGAGGAAGGCGGCTACACGCCTATCGTCCAGCCGATGGCAATGACGGAGGAAGAATATGCCAGAGAAATCGCCACGCAAGAAGCCGCGGCCGCCCTTCCAGCCGAAGCTCCCGCCCCTGTGGTCGGAGGTGAAGCGGCTATTGAGACTCCGGCGCCGCAAGTGACCGCCGAGACTCCCGAAACTGTTGCGGAATCTGCAACGGTTCAAGGGCAGGCGAAGCAGCCGTGGGAGATGACGAAGGAAGAGGTGGAGACTGTCCTTCGCGGTTCAGACCTTGCGGCCAGAAGGCCTGTGATACAAGCACTATTCCCCGACATTGTCAATAGAGAGGCCCCCGACCCTAAGGGCGGTGACTTTTCTACATCTCTCTGGGGGGAAGTAAACGAACCATCGCGATACGGAGAGGGACGAGTTCCGTTCCCGTGGGTTGCGGAAGCACAGAGAACCTTGCTAAAGGAAGCTGTTCAGCAGGGCCGTCCCGTCCCCCGCACCGTGCTCGAAGAATATGCCAATGAACCGTGGGCCGACGAGGCCCTCGCCAAGATGGAGCCAGAAGCAGCCCCCGGCGGCACCGAAGAAACCGCAACGGAATCAGTAACGGATCAAGGGCAAGTTCAACCGGGGCCGTCCGGGCAAGAACCTACGCAGGTACAAACGCAGAGATCACCGGAAGCCGGCGGGACGGCCCCGCCTCAAACGCCACCGCCGACCGATACGGCAACAGCCCCAGCCCAGGGACCGAGCCCGGAAGAGGCGATACGACGGCTCAAAAAAGCGCTACGCAATGCGCGTAAGATGACGGCGACGATCCGGCGCGAGCAGAAGGCGACGCTCAAACAGAGGGTCGGCAAGGCGGCGGGCATGATGGAGACCTTGATTGCGCAGGGCGTGCCGGCGGCCGAAGCGCGCACGCGCGCGATGAGTGCCTTGGGGGGCCCGCAAACAGAATATGCCAATCGCTATCCGGCGATTCGAGACGATCTGGGCGATGCCACGATGAACGCCTTGCATACGGAGATTCTGCAAGATGGGCAGTTGCAGTTCTTCGAGAGAACGACACTCAGTACCTTGCTCGATAAACTCGTAGACGGCAGCGCGCTGACCTTGCATCAGGCCCGTTTGCTGGGCGATTACTTCGGGGCCAAAGGCCATAGCGAGATAGCCAAGCTGGCGAGCGAGCACGTGCCTATGGAAGATAGTTTCTGGTACGGCCTGATGGAAGCCCTGAACGTGCCCCGGACCCTGTTGGCGTCCGGCGATGTCAGCGGCATTCTGCGCCAGGGATACGCTTTGGCCGTCAGCCATCCGGCCCAAGGGACAGAGTTCGCCGGCGCCTACTGGAAGGCATGGTGGAGCGAAGAATTCGCCGTAGCCAGGCAGGCCGAACTCGAAGCCGATCCGATGTACGAGGTCGGAAAGAGCGTAGACCTTCAGCTTCTCGATCTGGACAAGGTGGACGCCCATATCGCTGATTTGGCGGAAGAATTCACCGGCGCTCGACTGGTCGGCAAAGTGCCAGGCGTGCGGCGGGCTGAACGGTCATTCGTAGTGGCCCTGAATCAGTTGCGGCTGGCCATCTTTTCGCGATACGTGCATCATACGGAAATAGCGAAAGGCCGTACCTTAACGACCGAAGAATTGCGTCATTTGGCGACGGCCATCAATAACTTCAGTGGTCGTTCCAAGTTGCCCAAATCCCTGCGGTCGGCAGCGCCGCTGTTCAATGCCATGTTCTTTTCTCCGCGATTCTTCCTGTCCCGACTGGCTGTGGCTAAGGATGTGCCGCTGGCTTTATTCCGCAGTGTTGGGGAGATTACTGTGGATGAAACAGGTAAGCGACACGTGCGTCTGCGTGCCCAATGGCAACCGGAATTGACTTTGGGGATACGTTCTGTGGCGGCGATGATCGCTGCCAATATCGGCCTGATGTATCTCATCAAAATGCTGTGGCCCGGTGACGAGGAGATCGAACTCGAACCCGACTTGAGAGCGACTGACGGGGGCAAGATTGTTCACGGCAAGATGCACATCGACCCGTGGGCCGGGTATCTCACGGCGGCGCGGTTCATCGTGCGCATGGCGACGGGTCAAATCAAGACGCAATCCGGCGAAATTCGCGAGGTCGATCGCAAGCAATTGTTCGTGGATTTCCTCCGCAGTAAGAACAGCCCTCTGGCCGGGGCCTTCATCGACTGGATCAAGGGCGAGAACATGGTGGGCCAACCCTTCGGGTCTGCTCCAAAGGGCAAAATCGGCGACATACTCGACGACGCCGAAATTCCAGACTGGTTGCAGGGAGCCGGTCGTGAAGTTCTTTCGCGCACGATACCGTTGGTAGTCCAGGACGCCTTCGACGCCCTCACTACGGAAGGCGTACCCGAGGGAGTGACGGCCTTCGCGCTGACCTTCGGCGGGGCCGGCGTCGCTACCTACGACCCAAGTCTTTTCGCCGAAGCCAAGGACATCAAGAATGCGGCGGCCGAGGCAGCGTATCGCATGGCCTGGGACGATCTCGCTCCGTCCCAGCAGGAATGGCTACGGCAAACGCACTCTGATATCGAAGCAGCGGAACTCAAGGCCAAACGTGAAGCGTATCCGATCACATCGCTGGACTTGACCGAACAACAGAATGTCGCGCGTCGCATCGCCAAGCGGCTTTCGGACCGGGTGCGCACGGCGCTGAACGAGAAAGGCATTGCCACCGGCATCAGTCATCGCATCCTGGGTGACTTCTGGCTCAATGAGGCACGATACAAGGAATACGAACGGCGCGCCGCCATCAATATAGAACGCCGCGTCCAGGAAGCCTTAGAGGTGAGGACGGACTTGCAGAAGGCAGTAGATAAAGCCCGCGCCGAAGCGCGAACATCTCTTGTGGAAGACATGGAGGCTGGCAAGCTATGAAACGGCTATGGTTGATACCGGCAATGATATTCTGTACCGCATGGACTGCCTGGGCGTCCGTCCCGGACGAGGACACCGTAGCCGGCCCTTATGCCTGTGACGGCAGCGATACCACGTTCACATTCTCCTTCGGTCTGGTGACGGAGAACGACCTTCAGGTCTATCTGGTGGACGAGGACGGCGTGGAGACCCTGTTGACGTTGGCGACGGACTATACGGTCACAGGGGCCAATACCAACGACGAACTGGACTTGACCAAAGGCGGCACGGTCACGACGATCGAGACGTATTCCGACGACTACCGCATCGTCATTCGGCGCGATACGGAACGGACGAGCGATCTCGATATCGACGACGAGGTGATACAGGAGGCCGTCGAGAAGCTGACGCGCATCGCTCAGGACTTGAGCGAACGACTCGGCCGCTGCCTGCAAATCCAGGTGATCGACAGCGGTGATACCGTGCAACTGCCGCCGGCGGGAACGGCGGGCTACGTCTATCGTGACGCGGACGGCAATTTCACGACCGTCCGCGTCACGGGTGCGAGCGTACTGGACGAACTGACGGCCTTCTGGCTGTCCCGTGTGCAGACGGACGCCAACGCCACCGAGGCCCGCAGCGGGCTGGGATTGGTTATCGGCGAGGACGTGCAGGCGTATGATCCGAATCTGGCGGAGATCGCTGATCTGGACGCCGTCGCCGTCGAGG